GTCTAGAGGGAGTAACCGTTAAACGACTTGAATAGTGACAACTTAACAGAGGTGAATTTGATGATTAATTTGCATAAACCTAAATTGTGTTCATCTAATCGAGGTTTTGTTTGTTTGGATATACTTCTAGATACATACACATACTATAATCATTACAAACTCGCTTATATGCTTAAGCCGCGAGTGAAAGAGTACATTAAGAAGTCTTTTTCTTATCTTGAATATTACCGTTTAACAGGTAAATTTCTAGTTAAAGACTTCCATGATGAGTATGATTTAAATCAATTGTTTAATAAGTATCTCGGCCAGAGAGTCGAATATACATTTTACAATGATTATAAATTAAGATTTAACAACATTAAAATAACATACGGCAAAGGCGATCACTATCGTATAATAAACAAGTTCCAGTGCTATTGCTTAATGTTGGAGGAAATAGCTTATGACAAAATACTTTCTTGACGACTTCAATACGGCTGTAGCTTATATTGAATACTATTTCAATATTCGAAAGTTCTCCCGGAACGAAGAACACGAACTTATCGACTGCGGGCTTAATTTCGACAAAGCTCTTGTAATATTACACAACGCTGTTACAGACTTTATTTATCTGGATACAGAACTTCCCCTACAGCGGATTATTTCTAAACCTCAGTTTATGAGGTTTTTGGTTAAACACAACTTCTACACTAATGAATTCTATTTCAACAACGTTACTGTTAATTACGTACTCCAAAACGGAGCTCCGTATATTATAATTAACGATCACTTCCATAAGTCTGTTAGTTTTACAGTCCTATATCTCATTACACTTCTATATTTCATTACCCCGGTATTCTGATGCAGTATTTTAAAGCCCTTAAACCAGTTGCGTTCCTTAACAACAATCTTGAAGATCTAAAACTCGATTGGAATTATTTCATTCTATACAAGCACGATATCATTCCTTTCGACTACTGCCCACCTAATGTTCGTGATCATTATCTTGACTTCAAGAATGCTTATACGATGTTTTCTAAGCAGAAGTTCAAAGATATAGATAGGTTTATGCTCGCCTACGACGGGTCACACAAGACGGGTAATATTATTTACAACGCCGGTAGAGTTGTAGAATTCTGCCCTATACCTTCGCTAAAAGTAATTATGGCTGATGATTCTTACATCATGCTTGTGCGCGGGAAATTTTATAACATCACTTTTAACGATATTCTTCTCATGTCAGGCATTTATTCTCAGGAGCAGGTTCTTGCACTACAGTCGAAGAATTTTGAGTGAGATTCAAGAAAAACATAATCTCTGCCAGGAATATGGCATACGCCATAAATTTTGGCCCACTATTTCACACAATGGTGTTAATGGCGGGCTAGATTATGAGCTTTCTCCTAATACATGGTTGTCTATCGACCTTCAGTCCATCGGTGATAAAACAACCTTCGTTGAACAATCTATAAAGCGCGGCACACCTTATCTTCCCTTTGACGAGGTCGCGTCTCTTATTGATATTAATCTTTTACCGCTTTCAGTGTTGGAGGCCTACGGCCATGACGAAAGGTAAATTGCAGGATTGTTTTCAAGTTATAAATTATTGCAACACGCACTCTATCGCAATACGCCTTTCCTTCAAAGTTTATAATTCCTATTATAAAGCAAACTTGAAATACCGTATCGGCGATGTTGTCGTCAAGATCAATATAGTAACCCACAAATTATACATACGCGAGAAAAATTGTATCCGCTTCATTAAATGTGATATGAATAAACTCACTCGTTATCTCCCACCTAATGCCATCCCAGCTTTCATAAGAAAGGCATACCATGTTTAATTGGTTTAACGCCGACGAATTTTACGAACAATGCTTTGAAAATAACGTCGACGTAACTGTCTCTTATCACATCTATGCTATCGATGACCGCCACCTCACTCTTCACTACACGGTCGAAGGAGATTACTATTATTACCTAAGCTATGATAAAGGCGAAATTGTTATCCGCAAACTGCACAAGCGTAAACCCTTTGCGCAAGCTATTTCTCTTGAAGAGCTTGCTAAGGTAGTCTCTTGGAAGGGTATTCCTTCCGTTTTCAAGTACGAACAACCCACACTGATTTAAGGAGTAAATAATGTTGTCACGCGAAGAAATTCTCCCATTCGAAAGTTTCTTTATTTCAAAGAAGGATTATCTCAACAAAGTAGTTGTAGTTACCGACTATTCCGAATATACTGACTTTGTGCAGTACCCAGGCAACAATAAGAAAACTAAGGTTAACAAGCTTGTTTTCTTGACTGAAGGCGGTACGACGGTTACTACTACTAGTTCAGTAATCCATAAGCAGTTTACTGATTATCTTGATGAGTGCTCTAACGATGAACTAGAGCCATTCCCGGTACGTTGTATGATCACAGAGGTTGAAGCAAAGTCCGGCAATAAGTACATGTCAGCCAGATTTAGGAAGTAGAAAGGAGGAAGGCGCGCAGCAGTTTTGTTGCGCGCCTTTCTATTATGGCTAAGAATGATCTAATTAACGATATTTTACGGTACCAGAAGACTGCTGAGCGTAAGCTTCTTCGCTTTAAGCAGCAGGGCGTTTCGCAGCGCAAATTTTCTAAACCAAGCATTTTACCCACAGCGAAGCTTAAGACTTTAAATATGAATCAGCTTAAGAAGCACGCTGAGGGGTTGAAGTCTTTTAATTCTGTTTCTAATAATTTTGTGCAACTTGCTAATGGTTCTCATGTACACAAGTCTAAGTGGGCTGAGTACAAGAAAGCTGAGAAACTTCGCAATGGGCGTATCTACCGCATGAATCAACGGCTCAGTAAAGTTGCTTCATCTAATCCGGCGTTCAAGTCTCTTGCTGAGGAACGCGATCTGCTTGTTGTTAAACATCCTATTAAGGGGCTTCCGTCCCCTCAGGGGTATTACGAGTTCCACAGAAGTCCGAAGCAGGTGAATAGCGAGGACGCTCTTGATAAACTCACCAAGGCTTACAAGTTTGAAGCTAGCCCTGAAGGCCGTAAAAAGAAAGCGGCTAGTTTTCGTTCGAGTATTGAGGGCATGATTCAAATGGTTGCTCCGGAGCTCATGAATGTTGTTCAAGATTTATCTGACGATCAGGTTATTGCTTTGTGGTCTTTGGATCCGAATTTTGCCCGGGCGTTGAAGATGAATTATGATATTGTTATGGAGTGGCTGAGCGGAGGCGAAGAAGCGGTTATTGAGGCTTATAATTCTGAGGCGTTTCGTCAGAATGTGCCGGATATTGTTCGTCAATTAGATTGGGTTCAAAGTGCGTTCCCGAAAAATAAATCTGGAAGAAAAACAGGTAAAAGAAAAACTAAGCGCCGTCGCTGATTTTGAAACTACTACTGATCCGGAGGACTGCCGTGTTTGGGCTTGGGGTATTGTCCCTGTTAAAGCAGATTGTTGCAAGGATGATATGGCTTATGGTGTGGACATTAAGTCTTTTATTTCATATGTTGAAGGCACTAATTACGAGGAAATAAATTTCCATAATCTAGCTTTCGATGGCGACTTTATTATCTCTCACTTACTCAACAACGGTTACAAAGTCAACCAAGATGAAGCACTTCTTCCAAAGCAATTCTCTACCCTTATTTCCAATATGGGGCAATACTACTCTCTGAAAGTAAAATTCCCCTCTGGTAAACTTATCACCTTCATAGACAGCCTCAAGAAGCTCAACATGAGCGTAGCTAACATAGCTAAATCATTTAATCTTTCTCTAAACAAGCTGGAAATAGATTACCACGAGAACAGAGAAATAGGTCACAAGCTGACAGCTGAAGAAGTAGATTATCTAGCTAATGATGTCATTATCGTCTCCCAGGCGCTTGCGCAGGTATATGCGGAAGGTGACACAAAGATGACTATTGGGTCAGATAGTCTAGAGAACTATAAGAAGATGCGAAAGGAATTCGACACACTCTACCCTATTCTTCCTCTAGAGCTAGATGATCAAATTCGATGGGCGTACCGAGGTGGCTGGACGTATTTGAAGAAAGGCCGTGAGAAGCAGATATGGTCTAATGGTAGTGTGTATGACATTAATTCGCTCTACCCGTCTGTCATGATGTACAATAAACTACCATATGGCAATCCCATTTTGTTTGAGGGTAAACCAGATAAAGATATGCTGTTTATTGTTTCTATAACATTCACGGCGCATCTTAAAGAAGGTCATCTTCCCTGCATACAAATTAAAGGGCACGCTCTGTTCTTGGGCACGGAATATCTTGAGCATATTCCTGAGCCTGAAACGATGTCCGTTACTAACGTCGATCTTGAATTGTGGCAGAAGCACTATGATATAAATATTCTCTCATGGAATGGCGGTTTCTACTTCCACTCTGCCACAGGATATTTCGACGACTACATCAACCACTACATGGCGATTAAAGAAAAAGCAACAGGCGGTAAACGACTTCTCGCCAAGCTTCATCTTAATTCTCTATATGGTAAATTCGCTAGTCGTCCTCGCATGATTGGTAAATATCCTACGCTAACAGAAGAGGGAGTGATTAAGCTTCTAGACGGCAAGGAAGAAGTTAAAGAGCCAATCTACACCCCTCTTTCCGTATTCATTACGGCTTATGCTAGGTTAAAGACAATCACAATCGCTCAGAATAATTACGATCGCTTTATCTACGCGGACACCGATTCACATCATATTTTGGGGGAACCTGTAAACTATTCAATGGAAATTCACCCAACTAAACTAGGAGCCAGCAAGCGGGAATACGGTTTTCGCTACGGACTGTATTGGAGGTCGAAAGCTTATATTGACCTGACGGAGGATAACAAGTATGAAGTCCATATCGCCGGGCTTCCGAAGTATATTGCTAATGATCTTAAATTCGCCGATTTTTATCCTGGCAATGTGATTCAGGGTAAGTTGCGGGCTAAGCGTGTCAAGGGCGGAACTGTCCTCGTTGACACTCCGTACGAACTTAAACTATGATGTTTTTGTTGCCGGTAGGTGGCTATAGCAGGGTGTCGGACCTGATAAGTCTCCTGTATAGTGAGAGTGTGACAACTCCCCTACCGGCACGCTGAAAGGATATAATGAGTGATGAAGTAGCCTCAAAGATTGAGGAAAAGAAAGAAGATACTTCAGCTAAGGCTGAGTATGCTAAGAATTTCATGAAGATGATGGAGGAATTTCGTTCTGAAATTTCTTCTCTGCGCACCGAATTCGAATCTGTGCGTGAGGCGTTCAATAGTCAGCTTCCCGCAGCGCCTGAAAAGGAAGAGGAAGCTATGGAACTCGCTGATGAAGAATTTTTCGCTATGTTGAGGGGTGAATAATAATGCCTGATAAGTTGACTAAAGACTATAACCGACTGTACCTTGATTACGTTCGTCGTCACGCGTCTATTGATTACCAGTCCCGTATCCCGGACGTGAACAAGGCCAATATGGCTCAGATCGGCTCCAGGATCATGAACTATGAGCCGGCGTACAACGAGTTCCTCGATACTCTGGTCAACGTGATTGCTGAGCAGAAGGTCCGGGGTGTTATCTGGAACAACCCGCTGAAGGAGTTCAAGCGTGGCGAACTGGCCATTGGTGGCACTATCAGCGAGATTTACGTAGACATCATCGACGGGCAGCCGTGGAAGCAGGACGTCGACTACGAGTCGATGTTTGCCAGGCGCCTACCGCGTGTTGAGGAATCTTTCTACAGCACTAACCGTCAGCAGTTCTACCCCATCAGCATTAGTGACGCTGTGGTCCGGCGGGCGTTCTTGAAGCCTAACGGGTTGGATTCGCTTATCTCGGCGTTCATGTCTTCTCCGCTGTCGGCGGATGAGCAGGATGAGTTCCTGTCTACTATGAACTTGTTCCGCGAGCATGAGAATGAGTACGGCTTCTACAAGATCAAGATTCCTGATATTACGTCCCTGGCAGCCCCAGAGGCTAACGTTAAGGCGGCGCTTAAAGCATTCAAGGCGGCCGCTTCTACGCTCGGCTTCCTGAATCGTAAGTTCAACGTGCTAAAGGTTGCTAATCATTCTAAGATTAGTGATCTTCATTTGTTCCTCACCCCCGAGGCACGCGCCAATATCGATATTGAAGCTTTGGCTTACATGTTCCATATCGATAAAGCCGAGATTCCCTTCCGGGTGCATGAGGGTATGCAGGAGCACTTCAATATTCCTGGCTTCCAGGCAGCTCTTGTTGATAAGAACTTCTTCGTTATCGCGGATACTCTTATTCGGAACGGTAAGGTGCGTAACGAATTCGGACTGTACGAGAATCGCGTGTTCCATCACCACCAGATTTTCGGTACTTCCCTGTTTGCTAACGCGATCCTGTTTACTTCTAATGAGGTTACGCCGGAAACGAATATGCAGCGGAGTAATGTTACTGGGTTGGGGGAGGCGTTGACCATTACCGACCCGGATACTGGTAATGCTGTTACTGAGGTTCTCAAGGGTCACATCTATCAGTTGTCCGTCGAGATTCTGGTTGATGACCCGAAGCTTCTGGGTAACCATGGCATTATTTGGTCTATGAGCCCATCGTCTAGCAACCGTACTTATGTTACTGAGGACGGGGTGTTGCATGTTGGGCGTAATGAGAACTGGGCTGATCTTGGCGTGGACGCTAAGGTTGAGGATGCGCGGAATATTTCTAAGCATTATGGGATTAAGGTCAAGCAGTCTTGATGTTGATGAGTCGTAAGAATGGCGTTTCTGGTGTCGGAGCGGCTCATGCGGCAGTGTGGGCGCTTGTTGGTCATCTAGATAATGTTCTTCCCAGCACTTTCTGGTTTGGGCAAGGGAAGGGTGAGCCCAATTATGATGCTAACGGCAAGGACAGGAACTTCGAGCATAGTTCTGGTTATGCCCTGGACGTGATGATTACTGATCTTGGGCATTCTCCGTCTAAGATCGAGTTGGCTAACGCGTTGAAGTTGTGTGCTTGGGCTCAGAAGAATGCTTCTGCTATCGGGTTGAAGTGGATTATTTTCTCGCCGTACCAGGACGGCTACGCTTATTCGTGGAACCCGAGCAGGGGCGCGTGGAAGCGACTTTATTCCGGGTACGGTAATAAGTCTGCGGCCCATATGGACCATATTCACTTCTACCTTCGCGGTTCTAGTTTCGGGGTTATTGACGACTCCCCACTTATGTCGTCTATCGAAAGGAATGTTGAAGATATGACTGTTCAGGAGCTTCATAAGGAGTTGAATGATAATCCTATGATGAGTCTTATCGCTTCCCGTATCGGCATGGTTGCTACCGCTTTGGATAAAGTTGTCAAACAACTTGATGTTGTGAGCGAGAAACTCAGCAAGTAGGTTAATAATGAGCCCAGTAATTACTGAAGGGCTCCTTATAGCAATCCTCACTCTGATGGGGGCCGTGCTTACACAGCTTCTCATCAGGGTGGGGAATCTTGAAAAGAAACTCGAACACGAGCAATCAAGGCTTAAAATACTATGGGGTGCCTTCAGAAAACTAATAGATATGTATTACCGATACAGGAAACCTGAAGCCCCCGATCCGCCCGAATTACACGAAATATTTGAGGACGAATAAATGATCGAACTAGCAACTGTAGGTTCAGTAATTGCCGCCGTTAATCTAGCTAAACAGGCCGGTCTGCCTAAAACTCTTAATGGTGTGTTGGCCATTATTCTTGGTATTGCCTTCACCCTCTTGGTAGACGGAATTGGCAACGTTCCGGGCAGTATCGCGAAAGGCATTGTCCTAGGGCTTGGCGCCAGTGGAGCCCATGACCTCACCGCCAAGAAACCTGATAATATTGGTGCATGAGTAGCTACATAACTGACGTACCCGCAGAAGTCTCTTCTGCGGGTACGTCTTTTTCTTTTGACGTATGGACGCCGGGCACTGTTGTTACATTGTGTAATGTTCCGTGGGATGCGCAGTATAATAATATTGTTGATTTTCCAGACACTAAATCATTGATCGATTATCTTTCTATCAGCCCCGGCCCGAAGATTAAGTTTGACCGATTGTCTTATGTTCGCCCCGAGCAAGATATTCATCTTAACATTGGTGTTGCCCAGGCTTATAAATACAATTATATCCACGTTTATAACCCACTAACCCATTCCGATACGCCTAATGATTTTTTCTATTTCATCAAGGGTGTGCAGCATATAGCGCCTAACACAACAGCGTTTCATCTTCAAATTGATATATGGAATAGCTTCCGTTGGGGGATGAAATTCGGTCGTTGCTATGTTGAGCGATCGCATTATGCTTTTGCCGTTTCTAATGCAGGGCAACCTAATATGTTGAAGAACCTTTTGGTTCCTGAAGGGCTCGATTGTGGCGCCGATATGGTTGAATCTAATTTTATTAGGAAAAAGATTAAGCAACCAGGCGAAGTTACCGATCTTGCTATAGTTTTTATATCAAGTGCCGACCTTTCTACTGACCCGGGCTCGATTGAATCTCCTAATCTTTCTACAAGCCCAGGCACAAAAGTTCAATTGTATAATAATACTCGCGACGGTAGTGGTAGAGAGTTTACTAATGTTGTCATAGGCGCAGATATATGGGGTTGTTCTGTTGAATCCTTTGCTGATGTTATGACAGCGCTGAAGAGAGTGCCGTGGGCCTCTAAATCTATTTACGGTGCTTATCTTGTTCCAGCTTATCGAAATATTAGAGGGGTGACACCTGAAAAGTTTCTTGATCATAATCCTAATGTTGGGAAACTGTATGAAGGAACGTGCATTTACTACGAGGATATTGTAAAAGATCTTACGTCAGAGCTTATGTCTCATATACCAGATCGCTATAAGCGGTTGATGAAGTTTGCTACGTACCCGTATTCAGCTATTGAGTTGACTACATACACTGGCACTCCAATTATTTTGAAGCCGGAACTTTTTAATGCTAATCGGTACGCCGTAGCGATTAATATTAGTGTTGTGCCGCCCAGCCCGAGAGTGGTTATTTACCCCTTGGATTATGGCAACCGAGGTCAAAATAGAAATACCTATAACGGTTTCTATCTTGATTCATGCACCATGGTGATGAACTTCCCCTCACTACCTATCACTAATGACTCATACACCGATTATCTTGCTAGCAACCATAATTCGATTGCGTTCCAGCATCAGTCTGCTGATTGGGCGCAGCAGCGGGCGTTGATGGGCGCGAATACCGCTTTCAGTAATTCAATGTTGGGTATTGATGCTAATAATCAGCGGACGAATACTCAGATTCATACGAATACCATGCAAGCAGGGCTCGCGTCTGAAACGGCTAATTATAAGGCAATTCAAAATGGTATTAATGCAGGCGTTAATGGTATTGCTTCTATGGCTGGTGGTAATATACTTGGTGGTGCGCTTTCTGGAGTAATGGGCGTTGGCAATGCGATTGCTGATAATGCTATCCAGCAAAACCAAATTAGTGGCAATCTCGGAATACAAAATTATTCCGCTTCTGCTAATAATAATATTACTAATAATCTCAGCCGAGGAATAGCCGACGCCAACCTCGCCCTTGCAAAAGCAACCGCAGCGGGCGATCACGCAAACACCATTGCAGGAATTAACGCCAAAGTACAGGACGCAAAAATGTTGCAGCCTTCCGTCTCAGGGCAGCTTGGCGGCGACTTCCTCACTATCTGTCTTGAACAAGGTATGACGGTGAACTTCCGTTTCAAGAGGGTTGATGACTCGGCCGTTGAACGGCTAGGGGAGTATTGGCTGCGTTATGGTTACGCTCTTAACCGCTATGTTAATATTAAAAACATTAACCCCATGACTAATTTCACATACTGGAAGCTTGCCGATGTTAATATAAAGACTCTTTATTGCCCTGAGGTGTATAAGCAGGCTATTATGGGTATATTCCTTAAAGGAACAACCGTATGGCGCAAACCAGAATTTATTAATGATCTAGACATAGCAGAGAATGAGATTGTTGGCGGAATAGGAAGTGTTGTATTGTGAGTAATTTTGGCGACCTCCACGCTGTCATGGCCAACCCTCGAGATACCCTAGCAAAATTCGTGCCCAGGAAAGCGGCATCACTAGATACTATTCGTATCAATATGTATCTAGGTAAAATAATGGAATGGGCCGTGACACGTTTTACGTGGAACAACCTTCCAGATACTGTTGATGCTCGCTACATTGAATCAACCTTGAACACTGCTGGAATGTGCATCTTCTATTATGATGCGCGATACGGCAAGTATTTGTGTGTCGCTGCTAACCCAATCGGCGATTACGACGTTTACGGAAACAGTTTTAAATACCAAACTGAAAGTTATGGTAAATACTACGGTCTGATCATTGACGCTGAAGATTGCGTGCCCATATGGCATAATCTTGCGCATATGCATGATCAACTAATATATCTCGACTACGCCACTCGCCTTTCAGATATTGAACAGACTCTAGATATTACCGCAAAAAACATGCGTAACCCGAGGATTGTTTCCTGCCCGCCAGGGCAGCGGCAAACCTACGATAACGTTTTGCGTGATATTGAACGAGGAGCGCCTGTTATTTATGGCGGCGAAGCTCTACTTCAAAACGATGAAATTAAAGTGCTTGACCTTACGGTTAACCCTGCCTATCTAGAACACTTGCGTGACGAGCGCGATTCTATCTGGAGGGATTGCCTCACTTTCCTTGGCATCAATTCGACCAATGAAACCAAGGCTGAGCGTATGATTAGTGATGAAGCAGGAGCGCGTGACGGTCAGCTTGCTATTGCTAGGGCGAGTATGTGGAAGTCGCGGGATATGGCATGTAGACAAATTAATGATAAATTCGGGATGGATATTTCGGTTGAATGGTCGTTTGAAGAAGAGGTTCTTCCGGATATTGAGGAAGTGAATAATGGCGAAATATACGATGGAGCTCAGGGACGCGTTGAAATACGCGAAAACTCTGGAGGTGAAAACCGGGCTTGAGGACTACCCTATTTTCGCGGAAGAATACCGTGAAACACTAAACAAGAAGATTATTGATCATTATTATTTTGAAGAAATAGGTTATGAGACCGCGGACATGTTCTTCTACGCGTTAGGAGAGCGTATGCGGCTCATCATGCCTATGATGAACAAAGCGTACCTCGCAATCAATAATGCTCAAGACATTTTCCGCACTTATGAAACGAACAACACGAGCAGCGGTAACACAGAAACGAGTGGGACGCAATCAGCAAATGTTAAAGGAACTGGAACTGCTTCTTCGCGTAATGTGAACTCTTCGTTCCCGCAGCAAATGCTGAGTGCTAACGGAGATTATGCGACGGCAGCAACGGATAGTAATTCTAAAACCGGTAATACATCGAGCACGTCTTCTACCAGCGGCAGCAATACTACAAGCGGCAGCACCGCTTCTAGTTACGGGCGCAGCGGTTCTATCGCTTCGCTGCTTGGAGAATACCTTGAATCGTATATGAATATCGACCAGCATATCGTGATGTCGTTGAATGATCTTTTTATGCAGGTGTGGAGCAGTGGTGAAAGCCTAACTCCCGATGATAGTATGTTTTATTATGCACCATATTTTGGAGGTTACTGGGTATGAGTGAACCTGTACTGCCCCTCATGGGCGAATGGGGGCCATTCAATAGCGTCACCCCTTTCACCAAGGTAGATAATTACACTTATCTTGAGATTCTGCATCAACTGAAAAACAAAATTAATGAGTTCATTACGTATGCAGGCACTCAAGATAAAAAGATCATCGAATTCCGTGATCGCGTGTCTAAGCAGATTGATGAATTTACTAACAAGTTCGTACATCACACGGTGAGCGACGTTAACGGCGTTATTCACTTTGCTATGATGAACGGCCCAGAGTTGTTGATGTACGATAAGAACTACATTGATACTCTATCGGCCAGCATTGATAATAACATTACGCAAACGGATAATAAACTTCGTGAGAAACTCACGAATGATCTTAAAGATCTGAATGATACTCTTCGCGCGTTTATTGCGGATGAAAGGAATAAGCTTAAACTACAGCTAGATAAAGATATTAGCCGTGTCGAAACTCTTGCGGAGTCAAAAGCAAATCGCTACTATCATGTTGTCACCGACTATGGCGCAAAAGGCGATGGCTCTACGGACGACACAGAAGCTATCAAACGAACAATTACTTCTGCTGGCAAGGGCGGGCACATCTATTTCCCCAAGGGGATCTACAAAGTAACCTCGGAGCTTGAATTCCTGCCCGACCAAAGGGTTGATGGTTCAAGTGCCTCATGGGGTGATAACTCGCCAAATTCTGCTATTTTCTTCGATATTAGGGACGGTAATGGTATTAATTGCAAGTACGGTAATACTTTTACTAACTTGCGTTTTGATGGGCCCGGTCCTTCCCGTACTAATTGTATTGGGCTTAATTGTGCTAACTATGTAACTATCAGAGATTGCGCTTTTTATGATTGGAAGTTGGCTAACAAATTTAAGCAAAACTGGTACACCGAAATAGAGCGGGTTAAATACCAGGGTAACACCACGGCCATTGACGCTGAATACTGCTACAACCTCACCATCAAATCGCCACACATTATCGCAGACGAAGGTAACAAATCATACAAATACGGCATTAAAGCTACCGAAGCAACCATGATGACCATACACGGCGGTTCCATTGAATCCTATGAAATTGGAATCGATATGGGGCTTGGTGTTTCCGTAGCTTGCTTCGGAGTATACTTCGAAACCGATAAAGAAGGACGTGCAGACAACAGGCGCGGTGTGATTTTCTCATCACCAAAGAGCAACCTGCTCATGATGGGGTGCCAAGTTTATCTCACCAACCATAAGAGTTTTATTGATGCAACCAATCAGACATGTGGCGAAACCATTACGTTGATTGGCAACAAATACAAAGCAGGCGCAAACGGAACTGTATCCGCCGGTTATGTTATCGACACACATGAAAACAACACGGGTTTCCTTAAAGTAAATTCCATCGGAGACAACAACTCCCAATCAGATCACAATATATACAAATACCGCCGCGAAAACGTGCCGCGCGGATCCCTCATCAGCGACCCATCACACTTTTTCCCATACCGGGGTGGTTGGGAAGGTTTGCGTGCCGGTAAATTCGTTGTGGCACCGGCAGAAGGAGCCCTCGTAACCGGAGCCGGAACTAAACTCCCTTCATTCGGAGAAGGAATGAACCACCCTGTCGGTGTTCTTTTCTGGCATACTGAAAAAAATAAACTAGTAGTGTTTAACGGGACTGATTGGGTTGACGTGAACGGAGGATCTATCTAATGAGCTGGGGATCCGGGGATATGATGGTGCTGATTCGGTGCATCGGCACTGTTGAAAGCGACATGAACTATGGTGTGGTGTTTTTGCAAGACCCCATCACCATTGGGTTCATGCAATGGTACGGCACCCGAGCTGGCAAGATTCTTGAAAAAATCAAGCCCGCCGTTGGGAGTGCTATCTGGGCCAAAATGCCAACCCGCATAGCAAGCCGCGTCGGTCGTATCCCCGGATCCGACAGCTCCTGGAATAGTTTCTGGGTACGCCGAGAAGAAGTACCCGGAATCAAGGCCGTCATGACCTCCGCTCAAGCCAAAGCGGTGCAAAACAAACAGGCCGTGGATGACATGGAAGCTTATCATCAGCAAGCATTGAAACGAGGATTGGATAGAGCTAAGAACCCGAAAGTATTTATTTTCTGGTGCACAATCTTCCACCAATACCCAGTCGGCGCAGATCGCGTTATAAAAGCAGTCGGCCCAAACGCCTCGCTACAGGCAATGTATAACAACACGATTCATCAACCATGGCTAAGGAAATACAAAAGCCGCTACGATAAAGCTATGGCGGTCATCAACAAATACGATACAAGCCCCTTACCAGGCATAGCCGGTAGCGGCAATGCTAGCGGAAGCGTTGAAGTCGACCCGCCACCCGCTGGGGATAATTCAAGCTCTGGAAGTAATGATGATGACTCCCAAGGCAATATCAATATTAAGTTTCTAGAAGAAATAAACGGAGAAAGGTACCTCGTCTACAGCGACAACAGTCGCGACGTCCTCGTCAAAGGAAACGGCGGAATATGGACCATCAAAGGCGGAAAACGTTCCGGCAAAGTGCCAGGCGACGACGATGACGATGACGACAACCAAGGCGGCGGCGGAGGCGGCGGTGCCCACCTGCCCCTAGCCAAAGGAACATACACCCTCGGTCCGCCATGGGGCGCAACCGGCTCCTGGGCCCGCTACCACACCGGCCAAGACTTCCGTTGCAGCTCAGGCACTCCCCTCTATGCTGTGCAGGACGGTACCGTCGTATCAGACAATGCTGGAGGATGGGCGGGTATTCATGTGTCTATCAAGTACGGAAGTGGAGCTTCGTCTATGTATTGCCATATGTCCTCAAAGTCCGTGAAGCCTGGTGATAAAGTCAAGGCTGGGCAGGTTATTGGAAAGAGTGGTAACACGGGACGCTCGTTTGGGCCGCATTGTCATTTTGAATATTACCCGCCAGGTATTACTGCTGGAAATATTTATTCCAGTAAGAATCCTATACCGTGGTTGAAGAGTTTGGGATTGAACCCGTGAGTATGTATTATTCTTTTGATGATATTTTGAGTCGCAATGGTGTTTTTAATTTCATTATTGGTGGCCGCGGCATTGGTAAGACGTATGGCGCTAAGAAAATAGCTATAGATACGTATCTCGAGACGGGTAAACAATTTATATATCTTAGGCGATATAAGTCGGAGCTGCGTACGGCTAAGACATTCTTTGATGACCTTGCGCATCTTTATCCTGGTTATTCTTTTAGGGTTAATGGGCGTATCTTCCAGATGAAAGAAAGTGATGACCCGGACGATAAGGAATATCCTTGGCATGATATTGGGTATTTGCGGTCGCTTTCTACAGCTCAGACTGAGAAGTCTACAGTTTATAATAGGGTTAAGTGGATTATTTTTGATGAGATAATATTGGAAAAGGGGCCGACTAACTATCTACCGATGGAATATGAAGCATTTATTAACTTCTATTTTACCGTGGATAGAGGTAATGATAGAGTTACCTGTCTTTTGCTTTCCAATGCTGTTTCTATTAATAACCCTTATTTTCTTGCTGAGGGGATTAATGATGACCGGGAATGGTGCAAGAGAAAGAAAGGGTTCATTGTTGTTCATTTTCCGAAGAGTGAGGAATTTAAAGAGCATATAAATAAAACTCGTTTTGGACAGTTTATTTCTAACTCTGCTTATTCTGATTATGCTGTTAATAACCAGTTTGCTGATAATCAAATTGATCTTGTTGAAGATAAACCTACTAATGCGAGTTATAAATACAGTCTTTTGATGAATAATATCAACCTTTCTGTGTGGACTGTTAACCGACCGGACGGGTTGTATTATTACGTACAAAAGAAACAACCAAAGAATAAAGTACAGTTCACCACTGATTTGGAAAATGTTAATAACGAATGTGTATACCTGGAGCGAAACTCTTCAATCTTGCAGGGGTTTCGTGGCGCCTACAACCGTGGCCGAATGCGGTTCGATAGCCCGCCAACCCGCCTAGCGGCTATACAGGCGTATAAGCGTTGACAAGGCTAGCCAGGTCTGGTACTGTACATACTGGGGGAGTGTGGGCTCCTTTCCAAAGCTCTGGGTTAAGAAATAACCCCTTCCGAAATAGGCCACGGAAGGGGTTATTTCACATTACTCACTCAGCCAGTGAAGCCTCACGAAGAGAGTACACCTTGGCAACAAGCTTCGGATCAGCGCCACCCTCAACATCAGCCCTAGCGGCCTCCTGGGCGGCTTCGCGCGCCTCCTTGTAAGCGGCTTTCGCGCGATCCCAAGCTGCAACAGCCTCGAGGTTGAACTCCATTTTCTTTCCTTTCTCTAGGTGTGTGAACTAGACTATCACACAAACTCATTCCACTCAACCAGGCTCAGCAAAATAGCCGTGCGAACCGGGTCGATGTCCTTGAAATTACCATCAACCGACAGACTAGCGCCGGTGTTATCGACGTGGAGAACCGCATCATCGATGAACCGCACCTTGACCCCCGCCACGTCGCGGCCGATAGCCAAGTGGCGGAAGACTTCATCAGCATAGCTGACTGGCGAATTAGCAACCTCGTCAACGAGTGCCTGAACGTCCTCATACGTGCCGTCGACAATCTCAGCGATGATCGCCTTGCGAAGGGCAGCAACCCACGAAGGATGCCCGAACATTTTCTTGTCTGCCAGATTGATCACTTCAGTTCTCCGTTCCGTTGTCGTACGCATCAATTATAATGCGCGCTTCGTCGTTCGTCAACTCGAAGAAGGTATTTTCCATGACCAAGGTGAAAACACCGTCTGCGAAGAGAATTTTCACATTACCGAGAGTGAAAATCACCTCAACCGGGAAGGTGCCGAAGTCCTCCAGCCACTGCCAGCCTGTCGAGTAGCCCTTGATCGCCAGCATGATGTCTGATGAAGGGGTAAGGCCTTCTGAGTACGCTTCGAGAATGATGGTTGCAATGCGGAAAAGCAACTTGTCTTTCATGATTTTCACTCCATTCCAAAGTAGTAGTTGATGAGGAAGGCGGCTTCATCATCATTGAGCCGGTAGAAGAAACCCGTCTCTTTTTCAGTGAGAAGGGGTTTCTTGCAGCAATGGCACACATCGAGATTGTACTCGCCGAGGTCGAAGGTTGTGACCGAAGCATTAGGAGCCCCAACGAACCATTCAGTCACATCTGAAACGCCCTCGATGTAGCGCATATAGCGCTTGTTGGTTGAGTACGTTGTAGCAGACTGGATGATGTCTTGTGCAATTTCTTCAAGTGCGATGTCGGTAGGCATTTTCTCT